AAGGATCATTAAGAGAAGTAGTAGTACCATCAGCATTAGTTGTTGACGTACCAGTACCCGACCTAAAGGTTACAGGTCTAAAGGTTCCTGATTCTGGCGCACCTCTAGGTATTGCAGCACCAGTAGCTGCCACAGGTGCTTGTAGTTGCGTAGCGGCTGCTACAGGTGCTTGGGTACTCGTTAGCATACGCTGTAACGTATCATACTCAGGGGTAGTCATAGGTGACTGTGCAGCCAAAGCTTGTGCCCTTTCTAAGGGTGCGCTAGACATTGGTAAAGGTGCTGCTGCTCCTGTGAAAGCCCTAGGCGCTGCTACGTTAGTTGTACGTGCCTGAGGTAAGAAGTTGTCCTGAGTAGCGGCTGTGGGCTGTGTAGGCGCTGGTTTAACTAAAGTAGGTATACCTGTAGCTTGGTCGTAGCTAAATACACTACCATCTTCTGCTGTATACCTAAAGTCACTTCCTGTGCCAGTGCTACTTGACTCTCCACTAAGCATACCACCAGTATTGTTAAGAAGAGGAGGTGCCCATGCAGGACGCTCGGTATTAGGGTCAACCTCAGATATTTTAAGTTCGCCTAACTTTACTGCTTCTTCACCTTCTTCTACCTCACCTGTATCAGGGTTAACAGTAAATGTACCACCACCGCCACCACCAGCACCTTCTTTAATCTTGTTATCATCAGTGCTTACCCAGTTACCAGAACCAGCAGGAGACTCTACACCGCCTGTGTCGCCATTACGGGGGTCGCCTCTGCTGTCTATTCCTTTCTTTGCGTTATCTACATGATATTTCTCACGTGCGGCATTGACCATAGATTTAATAGTCTCACCCTCAGGTAAACCATTTTTCATAAGGTCGTTATAATTATTTTTTACCTGATTATTCATTCCGTACTGTGTTTGGTTCCAAAGGGCTTTACCAGCATTAAACAACTGTCCAGCTATTACACCTTGAGGGCCACCTGCCTTGTTATAAGCATTAGGGCCTTTCATAGCTTCATAAGTTCCTGTAGGGTAGTTAGTTCCTGTGGGTGATCTTGTAGTCTTTATTTTCTGGCCGTAGCCGCTTCTTTGTTCTGGCATATTCTTATTCCTCTAAGGCTTTATAGGCCAGTTAATTGCTGTTGGAAAATCAGCCTGTGTTGTTAGGTTACGCAAAAGAGTTCTGTAAGCTGTCATTTCAATAGTCATAGTTACGTCAGAGTTTCCTGTCCAATCGGTAACTGCAAGTAGACCATTACGCTTCTCACGCACTGCTGCTGCCACTTTAGCTAGTTCACTTGCTGTGTATGCAGCTTCATGTTCTGCTTTAGTAGTTGTCACACCATCGACTGTAGTGTCTGAGAACTTGTCTACGACTGCCCAACCTTCTACCCAGTTGTTCAAATCATCTTGCACTGGGGCAACAGAGCTAACCTGCTGTAGTGCTGTACAGCTAGGCTGTGGTGCTGCGAGTACAGGGTCAATGTTGAGATGGGTGCAAACGTCTGCGTCCCAAACTCTAGGGAATGACGTATTGCTATTAGCTCGGCGAATCTCACCTTGAGTGCTAACTTCTGCTGTTGTTTTATTTCTGTAATTCATAGTTGATTGTCCTATGCGATTGCGTAAAATACATATGTCGCTGACGACACATTGATGTTAGTTGCTGCTACTTGATTGACAATAAACCCAGAGTTATGTGGGTCTACTGAATCGTCATTAGTTACTTGTGCTGCGTTAGTGTTTAAACTTAGGTGTGGGTCGTTACCAGCAACAATTCCACGAACAGAATCCCACACATACCAATCCCCTGCTGCATTAGTACGCTTGATTAGGACGAACCTAGCTCCTGCTGAAAACCCACATGAAATTGTCTGGCTAGAGCCGTTGCCAGTGTAGTAGCCGACTTTACTAATACCAGCTAATGAGGCAAATAGATAAAAAACAAAGTTATCTCCATTAGAACTGCCGTCATTTCCATAATGAACACCAAAAACTGTGTCAGTAGGAGCCGAGTTCCAGTAAGCAGAGGACGGCCCGCTAATAGCTTGAGTGTCGTTTAAATATAGATTATACCTGTAGTCGTAGGGAGATACGTTAGGCATAACATCCCAATAATTTGTCCTAGACCTGTCTTTTTTAATAATAAGTTCTGGCACAACACCTAAACTATGATTTAAAGTTCCGTATGTAAAAGCTCTTTTATCACAAACCACATCCATATAGCCTTTTGCCCGTTTCCACATCCAAGAATAATTTGTAGACGCTAAAGCAGCAGAGTACCAGCCGCTTTGATAGTCAAAAGCATAAGAAGAATCCGCCTGCTCTGCCCCAGTTCCATCAGTTTCTAGGTATCTTCCTCCTGTCAAGCGTGAGGCTATTTTTCTATTATCACCACCTGTATTTGTCCAAAAAGTCATATCTACTGGAAAACCAGAGTTAAACGCAGGAACATCTGAGCCGTTGCCATTATCAACAGCAAACACATCAGTAGCCGCTTTTGGCTCTTTCATCATGGGCGCACGTATGGCCATCCACACATATACAGCCCCATTTGTGTTAGACAACGCTGAACCATCTTCCAAATAAAACCCGTTAGCGTTAGGTGAAATTGTTTCTCCAACAGTGAACAAGGCTCCTTGTTCTGCGGTATCTGTGTTAGCTTCTAGGTAGCCACCACGCATATTATCAATTATATGCCAATCACCTAAATCAGTAGTTTTCTTTATCATTACAAACTGAGGTTCCCACCCTAAAGAAATCTGTTGTGTACCACCGTTACCTGTATAACTCCCACACTTGATCATCTGATCGTCTGCATCTTCTGATGAGTTGTCAGCGAAAATGTAGGCTACGTATGTTCCGTTAAAAACAGACCCTGCAGTAAATTGCGTATCAGTCGGGGCTGTATTATTCCAAAAATTAGCATTTGGCCCTTGTCCTCTACCATTACCATCTAACTCAATCCAGTATTGCTGTGGATTTGTGCCATTATTAAGACCTTTGTGGTACGTGTACCAATTATTTGACCCATTAGTTTTCTTAGTCATAATCATGGCTGGAACAGACCCAAGATTATGACTAATGGTTTGATTAGAAGAACCATTTGCAGTGAAGGTTACAACATCAAAGAACTTTTCTTTCTTGCGGAATGTCCACGAGACGTATTTAGCTCCATTTAAATTACCAGCACTTATATTACCTATCGAAAACCCATTTGAATTAAAGGACGATATACCCCCGTCACCTTCATTTTGACCATTAGTTTTATTTGAATATACCCTACGCCCACCACCTCTTACAGTATCTCTTAAATAATGATCTTGTCCGTCTGGTGGCTGAGGGTGTACTCTCAGCTTCTGCCAAACCATACCACCTTCACCCGCAAGGTCTATGCCGTTGTTTATAGTCTGACTAGAATCCTTACCATCATACAAATCTGTACTAAACACATCTGCCACATCAGTCGCACCACCGCTTGGGCTAGTGCCTAACAACTTCTTTTCAATAGTCATAAGTTACCCCATTGCCTGACCAGCAACAATTCCATACCAAATAGTGCCACCATCTATAGTTGTGAACGTAAGTATGTCAATTCCTGACGCTGTTAGCGTAGGGGCTGTTGCTGCCGCCCAATCCACAGCAGAGGGCCACGTAATTGTGTATGCTCCTCCATTAGTTAGTATTAAACTAAAACTACCAGCAGAACCAGAAGCAGGTGGGTTGCTAAATGTAATTGTTACTGACCCAGAGCAAGTCTTTGTAAAAACATTGCCTAATGTTAGGTTTACATCATTAGCACCCATTGCCACCTTGGTTTCCGCATAGTCTTTTAATACTGGACGCTGTACAATCTGATCAGCCATATTGACTAATCCAGACATAGTGCCACCACTTTTAGGTAATGCGTTAGTAGCTAAAACACCATCAGCAGCTACGTCCCTACCATCTATAGTAGAGTTAGTAGTCACGGCTCCTGTAAAAGCACCTCCACCCTTAGGCATAGCATTGGTTGCTAAAACACCATCAGCAGCAACATCACGACCATCTATGGTAGAGTTTGTAGTTACAGCACCGCTAAATGCACCTCCACCCTTAGGCATAGCATTAGTAGCTAGGACACCATCAGCAGCTACATCCCTACCATCTATAGTAGAATTGGTAGTCACAGCACCGCTAAAGGCTCCACCAGACTTAGGCATAGCATTGGTTGCTAAAATACCATCGGCAGCTACGTCCCTACCATCAAAGGTTGAGTTAGTAGTAACGGCTCCTGTAAAGGCTCCACCACTCTTAGGCATAGCAGCAGCACTAGCAGCCGTAGCAGCAGCATTAGCAAAAGCTGTAGTAGCTATTTGTGTAGTATTAGTTCCTGCGTTAGCTGTTGGAGCAGCAGGTACACCTGTAAACGTAGGCGCAGCTATATTAGCTTTAGTAGCGGAAGCTACTTGAAGGGCGTCAAACTCAACATTAAACTCAGTACCTTTAATAGTCTTAAGTGGGTTGCCTGAGGCTAACGCATCTTTTGATGCAAAGTTTGTAGTTTTAACATAATTAGACATTTATAGTACCTTACCTTGTTTAGCATAAATTGTTAGCCTTTGTAGACTCATGGCAGAACCATTTATAGGAGCGTTAAAGCCAATTTGTAGAATGTTTCCTGACCCTTGTGCTGGTGATGCTTGGTCATTTACTAAGATACCGCCACTATACTCAATAAGATTAAATTCAGATATGTTATACTCAGCTACAGCACCAGCGTCTAAAGTAAAAGTTTCTGAAAATACTGCTGGCTGATATTCATAACCTACCTGTAGTGAAAATGTCTGACCTGATATACCTACAGTAGTGGCAGATACTTTCTTTATTATTTTGTTTATATCAGATAGTCCTAGATCAAAATAATTACTAGCATAAGACATTACATATGGCTGTCCATTGTCTCTGTGTTCTGTGTAAGTAGCTATTCCATCTATCTCTGCGTAGAATAAACTAGACCCTACAGTAAGGTAACCTTTAGGAGGAACGGCTGTCCAAAGTGTAGCCCTAAATGATCCATCTTGTAAAGGTGCTCTTGTATCAAAACAAAAGGTTTGAAATAGAGTAGGAAAAGATATTAAGTAAAAAGAGTTAGAAGGTGAGTAAACAGATTTAATCTTATCTATATTTTCAAAAGATAATGCTTGTATAATATCGTCACTTACATTTTTAGATATGTCCCTTAGAGGCTGAGATTTCTCTTGTATGGTACGACTTAAAGAACGTACACCTGAGGTACTTAAAAACAATATGTCCTCACCAGTGCTCTGTACGGAGTCTCTAGCCACACATCCGACACCTTCTATAACCTCTACAAGTGTTAAACTTGTTGTAGTCATTCCTGTTTGAAAGTTATCACCATCACTGTAGACTATAATGTTATTCTTACAGAATATAATTAAGAATCCGTTATGAGCACCTAAAGCTACTATCTCGTCCATTCCCTGCGTCAATACGCTAGATATGTCAAGAGAGCCAGCAGTTCCCGTACTCCAATCAGTACCATCAAGTACATCACTAAAGTACACTGTAGTCTTGTTAGTAGGTGTATCGGCTGTCCATAAACGACCATAAGCAGCTAATACTGTGTTGGCTTTTTGTGATCCTGAGGTAGTTCCTGTGTGTACAGATATAGATTCAAAGGTGTTAGTACCAGTAAATACTAAAGGCAAATAACCTCTTTGAAAGAAATAATGGTGGTCATTTAATGTAGCAGCTTGCCAGTTACCATCTAATATAGTGTCGTTAGTAGTAGGGGTAACAACAACAAGGTCTGTAGTTCCTTTGTAAAATTTAGTATTACTCCAGTTTAATCGGGTGCTTGTGCCTGTAATGTCTACAAAGTTTGACATTCCCTCTAAACCAATATCAGTATTGGCTCCTGTTGAACCTCCTACAGCCGTGGTCAGTGTTTTCCAACCTTTACGTGCGCTTAAACGTCCTTGCTTATCAATAACAGAGTTATCCGCTAAAAGTGCAAATCCTTCTTGTAGTGTAACACCTGATTCTTGGGTGTTAAGCCCGTAAAACGCTGGTGCAGATATTGCTGCGGATATTATAGGTTTAGCCATTTATGAGGCCTCCCACACTAGAGAATTGGGGTCTTTACCTGCATCTAGTGATATTGCGTCTGTTAAGTATGCTGCGGCAAGAGCCTTAGCTGATACAGAAGTAACACCTCCATCTTCTCCACGTTCTTCCACAGCCATTGCATACGCTAAAGCTTGTATAGGTAAGAAGGGAACTTTAATAGTAGCACTGTCTGCCAATACATCAGGTGAGCGTAATAACGCTTTAATCTTTATAGAGTAAACAGCATCAGGTATAGGGTATAGTTTAATTTTTGTATTACCAGAACTATCTAAACCATCAAAGGTATAGTTAGTAGGAGTGGCTACAGGAGGTGTCCCGTTGAGAAACTTATCATCAAACCATAAGGGATCTTTATAAGATAGGAACCCGTTGCTAGTATCATTAATTACAGCAAGAACTGTACTCTTGTCGCCTGATCCTGTTATTGTGTATACGTGTGTATTAGCTTGAGTAGCCACTGTAAACGTATGGCGTAGGTTTGACCACGACCACGAGCTTTCTACGTACTCAATAGCATCCTGCACAAAAATACCTATGAGCTTAGAGTAGCTATTGTCTGCAATAGTAACAATCTCTTTCTCTCGCAGACGTATTAAAATATTGTTTACTAATTCTTTATATGTTTTCATGTGGCTCTACCATTTAATTTCTCTACTGTCCTGAGTCCTGCTAGTCCAAGCATTGCTAACGTAAGTTCAAGCATTGCGTCTAAAGGTAACTCAGGGCTACCTAGCTCTGGTGCTAACCATTGCAACACAGGGTTAATAACAAAGGCAAACAAGAAACCCATACCGCAAACCCACATGAGAAATGGACGGGCACCAGCCACGAAAATTGACCTGTGACCTGCCTGTACTTTATTAATCTCTGCTTGCATAAGGGCTGGCTTTAAAGCTAACCTTTGTTTCAACAAGTCCCCATGTGCCTTTTCTTCATCAGAAGTAAACACACTGTCAATTATATTACCAATAGCTTCTATAGGTTGGGCAATGGAACTACCACCGCTAAATAAACTACTTAGTATACCCATTAGAATGTACCTTCCTTAAAGTAAAGCCAACTAGCTAGTAATACTGCACTGGTAATCCAAAGTATCTTTTTAGTAACGGACTTACCTACAGCAAGATAGAATCTTTCATAAGCCTTGTCTGCCGCTAACTCTGCTATTTCATTCTTCTCTGCTGCTGTTAATTCACGATCATTCATTTTATAAAGTTCCTTTTATATAAATTAACATACCTACAAATAAAGCTAAAAATAATACAGATAGTATTGTTATTACCAGACCTGTTTCTACATTATTCTGTATCTTCTTGTTTCTTACTTTTTGTTTTGCTGCCGCAGCTTTCTGCTTCTTATTAAACTCATCACGAAATTGTTGATACTTGTAGTACCCTAAAAGCCCTTGCTTGTTAAGCATGAACTCTAGTTCTTTCTCTTGTCTTTCAAGAGCTTGTTTAGCTTGGTAAGCCGCTAATACATCTCCCGTACCTAATTTAGCTTTCTGCTCTATAGACTGACTTGCGCCAAAGTATTTAGTTAAAGCTGAACCTGCATCTGCAATATCTTTGCCGTTAGAGAGTGTAGTCTTAATAACTTTAAAGGCAGCGTTAGCTATCATTAACTCTGCTAACATATCCATACCCTCCTTGTGTACTCTTGAGGAATACCATATGGCTCCCTAGATGGTTGCACTACAAGGTACTCTGCATTTACTTTGTTTACTGAGGGTTCAATTAATAGAGCTTGACCTGAGGGTGCTAGATCAGGAGACACGTGAATAGGGTATAACTCTAAAGGGCTAGACCACATTAAATACCTCTCATATCCTTAACACAGAAAGCTGTAATAGTTTT